CGTTTGTGATCCGATAGAAAGAAGGTATTTAGATAGAAACTTATGGATTTGGGAACCTGTAGATTATGCCAGAACATATATGGTTGTAGCCGACGTTGCCAGAGGTGACGGAGCCGATTATTCTGCCTTTCATGTTATAGATATAGAAAATGTCACTCAGGTAGCAGAGTATAAGGGACAAATAGGAACCAGAGATTATGGTAATTTGTTGGTTTCTGTCGCCACAGAGTATAATGACGCCCTTTTAGTGGTGGAAAATGCTAACATCGGTTGGGACGTAATACAGACGATTATAGAGCGTAACTACAGAAATGTATATTATTCCCCTAAAGGAACAGAAGCTCTCTCTAATATGGAGATTTACCTATCTAAATATGAAAATGGAACAGGTATGTTGCCTGGATTTACAACATCCCAAAGAACTCGTCCATTAGTGATATCCAAAATGGTATCATATATGAATGAAGGAACTTGCACCATAAAATCAGCTAGATTATTAGAGGAATTACGAACTTTTATATGGAACGGAGGTAAAGGAGAAGCTCAATCAGGGTATAATGACGACTTAGTAATGTCTTGGAGTATAGGAATGTTCCTTCGTGACACTTCTATTAGATTTATGGATGCTGGTATGGACTCTGCAAGGGCAGCACTTAGCTCTATGGGACAGAGAAGTAATGCGGCAGCTCCTGTATTCGTGGGGAGGGGAGACTATGGACAACAAAATCCTTGGACAATGCCCGACCATCATGGAAATCAGACAGATATTAGCTGGCTAATCTAAAAAAAACAACTATTTATATCAATATAGAGCTATGGCAGACACTAACATATTTGGAAGATTAAGGAGACTTTTCTCAACTGATGTAATCATCAGAAATGTGGGAGGAGATCAATTAAAGGTTATGGATACTGAGAGAATCCAATCAAATGGTATTCTACAAACCAATGCCTTAGTTGATAGATTCAACAGAGTATATACTACTTCAAATTCTTACGCTACACAATTAAACACTAATCTGAATTATCAATCAATGAGAGTTCAGTTATATGCTGATTATGAGAGTATGGATACAGAAGCAATCATTGCATCAGCGTTAGATATTATTGCTGATGAGTGTACTTTGAAGAACGAAACAGGAGATATGTTACAAATTAGATCTTCTGATGAAAACATTCAAAAAATTCTTTATAACTTATTTTACGATACTTTAAACATTGAATTCAACCTTTGGTCTTGGATTAGAACTATGTGTAAGTTCGGTGATTTCTATTTGAAATTAGAGATAGCAGAGAAAATAGGAGTATACAATGTAATACCTTTTTCAGCGTATTCTATATTAAGAGAGGAAGGCACTAATCCTAAAAATCCTTCTTATGTAAGATTTAAGTATGATCCAGCAGCAGTTACTGCAGGTTCAGGAGGATATGCAGGAAGCTATGCAAACTTGATGGGATCAACTCCTGATACGATATATTTTGAAAATTTTGAAATGGCTCACTTTAGATTAATAGGTGATACAAACTACTTACCTTATGGCAGATCTTATTTAGAGCCAGGAAGAAAGACGTTTAAACAAATGACGTTGATGGAAGATGCGATGATGATCCATCGTATTGTAAGAGCTCCAGATAAAAGAGCATACTATGTTAACGTAGGTAATGTGCCTCCAAACGAAGTTGAGAACTACATGCAAAGAATGATCTCTAAGATGAAGAAAATTCCTTATGTAGATCCTCAAACAGGTCAATACAACTTAAAATATAACATGCAAAACTTATTGGAAGACTACTTCATTCCAGTAAGAGGTAATGATACAACAACTAGAATTGATACAGTACAGGGATTAAACTATACGGGTATTGAGGACGTAGATTATTTGAGAGATAAATTATTTGCTGCTTTAAAGATACCTAAGGCTTTCATGGGATTTGAGAAAGATTTAACAGGTAAAGCAACATTAGCAGCAGAAGATATCAGATTTGCACGTACTATTGAAAGAATTCAAAGAATTGTAGTATCTGAATTAACTAAGATTGCATTAGTACACCTTTATACTCAAGGATATACAGATGAATCACTAACTAATTTTGAGTTAGAATTAACCACTCCATCTATTATATATGAGCAAGAGAGAATTGCTTTGATGAAAGAAAAAGTAGATCTATCGGCTCAGATGGTAGAGAATGGACTATTCCCAACTGATTGGATTTATAAAAATCTATTCAAATTATCTGAAGCAGAAAACGACGAAATAAGAGATCAAATTATTGAAGATAAGAAGAGGGCATTTAGAGCTAATCAAATTGGAGAAGAAGGTAACGACCCAGCAGCTTCAGGACAAGCTTATGGAACTCCTCACCAAATCGCATCTTTATATGGTGGAGCAGGCATACATACAGCAGCTTCTGAAGTTCCTGTAGGATATGATGAGAAAGATCCATTAAGCACACCTCAAAAACCAGGAAGACCTACAACAAACACTTCTATGTTAGGAACTGACAATGATCCTATGGGTAGGGATAGATTAGGTATGTATGATATGAAGTCTAAGCCAAAAGGAGGAGAAGAAGGTCCTTTGAAAAATACATTTCAAGGTGGATCTGCCTTAGCTTTAGAAAATACCAAAACTAAAACAGAATATTTCAGAAATAAGTCAATTTTTGATCAAATACCAACAGCAAATAGAAAGATAAGTTTATTTGAGGGCAGTTCTTTATTGGATGAGAACAACATAATAGACAATCTTTAATATTATATAATATTTATTATTAAGCAGACTTTCATATATGAGTCAAGTAAAAAAACACAGTAAATTTAAGAATTCAGGAATTTTATTCGAATTGCTTGTGAGACAGGTAACATCTGATGCCATGTCTAACAAGGATTCTCAAGCCGTTAGGATACTTAAAAAGTACTTTTTTGAGACAGAAATAGCAAAAGAATATACTTTATATAATTCTTTATTGACCTCTCCAAAATTAAACGAGTCTAAATCAGAGATATTATTAAACTCTGTATTATCTGAGGCTAAAAAGTTGAATTTGGAAAAATTAGCTAAAGAAAAGTATAATTTGATTAGAGAAATCAAAAAATATTACGATTTTGATAACTTTTTTAAAGCAAAAGTAAACAATTATCAAGTTTTAGCTGCGATTTCTACTTTATTTGAAGCCGCTATTAGCAAAGATATAATTGATCCAAGACAAATTGTTGTAAATAAGATTACTTTACATGAACACATCACTCAGGTTAAACTTGACGCTAAAAAAGCAGAGAGAAAAGTAGTAGAAGAGTTCATGAAAGAAGATAAAGATGTGAGAATATTAGCTTACAATATTTTAGTAGAAAAGTATAATCAAGTATATAGTGATTTATCTGACGACCAAAAGGCAATATTGAAAGAATATATTAATAGTGTTTCAGAAACAGTTGAGTTGAAAAAATATATAAACAATAAATTTACAGAAGTTAAAACTACTTTAACTGAGATGTCTAATAAAGTAGAAGATAAAGTGGTAAAGATTAAATTGAATGAAGTTCTTTCATTGATAAAACCTATTGGGGAAAGAGAGTCTATTAAAGAAGATCATTTAGTTACTTTATTGCAACATTACGAGTTAGTAAAAGAATTAAAAGCTGTAATCTAGTGAAAAAATTAGCAGATATCCTCAAAGAATTGGAAATAAATGAAGAATCATCTCTAGGAGGAGGAACAACCTCAGGAGCGTCTGCTACTTCTGGAGTAGGAGAGCAATATTCTACTAAAAAGGCATTCAAAAGTAAAGTCCCAAAGGATTACAAATCTGCTCCATCTGTTCCTAATAGGAAATCAAAATCAATAGATTATAAAAAAATATTAGAAGCCGAAGAAGTTTTAAACGAAAATTACGCTCAATTTAGAAATAAAACTAAAAATAGACAAGGACCTGATCAATTTCATCAAGCTATTAGGGAAGCTAAGAAAAAAGTAGCAGAAGTGAATAGAATAATGGAATATGTTGAAAAACTTAGAAACGAATTAAATGAAGGTGAGAATGGTTTAAAGTATAGGAAACATACTGAAAATGCCATTTCTCAAATCAAAGAATCAGTTGTGAAATTATACAAAAAGATCAAATCATTTAATTAATTTTATGGCAAAAGCTAAATCAGCAGGTAATAGTCAAAAGACTACGTTCGGTAAAAGAAAAGAAGGATCTGCAAAAAAATCTTATAATAAACACGTAGGTAAGCCTAAAGCTTACAGAGGTCAAGGAAGGTAGTATGGCAATAGTGTATCAACATAGAAGAAGAGATACCAATGAAGTTTTTTATATTGGAATAGGAAAGACAGAAAGTAGAGCATATTCTGCAAATGCTAGAAACTCTCATTGGAAGGGGGTAGTAGATAAAGTAGGTTATGAAGTAGATATTATATTGGAAGGTTTAAGCTGGAGTGATGCATGTAAAGTAGAGATAGGATTGATTGAAGCATATGGGAGAAGTGA